TACAGTTCTTGAAACGATTGCATCCATTGAGTTGTTAATACTCATACCAGTAATAATACCAGTACCAGAATAACTTGCGTCTCCAGTTGCATTACCTTCTGGTAATAAAACAAATGCGATAGATGAACCAGCAGTTAAACTTTCTTGTTGAGTACTAGCTTCGTCAAAGTGCATTTCAATTGTTCCTGAGAATGAAGTTCTACCAGCTAAAAATGTTTTAGTAGCATCAGTTAAAGCTGTATCTTCTACAACATCTCCAGTAGTTTCTAAAGTGAACGAAGTAACTTCGCCCATTTCATTTCCACCAACTGTTACAACTCCTTCTTTTCCGTGATGTGTTGCCATGTCTTTTTATCCTTTTTAATTTTTGGTTTGATTTCTTGTTCTTGCTTATATCCTAGTCTTAGATAATGTTCAAGATTTGTTTCATTAATAATTATCTCTGAATTATTTTTATATAATTTAATATCTTTAGCCATATTACCTTTTACTATTTATCTTCTTCCTCGTCAATAAAGTCTTCATCTTCCTCATCTTCCTCAAACTCCTCATCATCTAAATCTTCTTCTTCCCAAGTTTGATTATCTTCTAATGAGTTTTCTTTAATTTCTTCAATTAAGTCTTTTACTTCTTCACAAAGGATAGATTCCTTATCGTGCATTTTTTCTATCTGATCTACTTTTTTAAGTATCTTATTTAATAATTTTTCATTCATGTTTTACTCCTATGGTGTTCCAGCTTGATATTCGTACATACACCTAATCGTCATTCTTATTCCACCAACAGGAAATAAACTACCCTCGTCAGTTTCTACTTGGATAACTTCCGAATCAAGTGCGTTACCATTTCGAGTAATATCAGTTTCTATTGCAGTTTCAATAGCTGTTATTAATTCATTTCTTTTGGTATCTATATTGGACTCTGCACCTTTAACAAAGCCTAATATAACAAAATCAATAGTACCTGTTCTAGTTCTAGCACCAGAGCCTAATTCAGCATCATCTCTATTTTCTTCTGATGTTTGTACTATTACTGCTGGATATTGTTGTTCAGATAATTCATCTAATATAAATGGTTGTCTTGTAGCCTTTTTAATTGCTGGGCTACTAATCGCTGAAATAGTCGATAGTAATTCAGATGCTATATTTTCTCTTACACTCATATTCTAAACTTCCTTAATTCTTTTTCTACAAATCTATTAAATGTTTTCTGTATAATATTTTCTGTTCGTTTATTAAAGCCAAAAAATTTTCTTTTTGGTTCATTTAATACTTGATTAAATAATGCTCTTTGTCTCATTTCTGCATTATTGAAACTTAATGAAACTTTATGTTTGCCTGTTTTTTTAGTTCCTAAACTTCCTAACATTCTACCAGTATAGAATAAATCTACTGCTGTTTTCTTACCCTCACGATTTAATCTTTTTAAATAACCCTCAGAATATGGTGCAAAAGGACTATCGTTAAAATCAATACCTTTTTGTGTTTTAGTTCTGATAATATCTAATAATTGAAAACCACCTTGTTTAACACCTTTATCAATTATTCTTGGAAGTTTAGATTGTAGCCTTTTAAACTTTTGACTTATCTCTTTGGAGTTAGATTTTATCTTTAAATCTACAGCCATTATCTCTGCAATCTATTATAGCCGTGTAAATTTTCTCGTTCAGCAACAGATATTGTACCACTATCATCAGAGTCATATTCTACACCATCTTCTAATATTTTTTGAAACTCAACATTGTATTGACTCATGTAATGTTCTGACATTCTTTCAAATCTATCTTTTTCAGTTTCTGGTCTAAATTTAGCTAATGCTGGACATAGGAATTTACCTAAGAATAAATATACACCAGCCCTTTTAAACTGATCTAAATTAACTTTATCGTTTTCTAATTCTACTGTGTTTAAAATTGTTATATCTGTAAATACATTTTGCTTATAGGTTTGCCACCATCTAATTCTTAAATCTCTTAAAATATCGTTTGTTGTTTGTGCTAAAAAGAAAGTTGTTTGTGAGTCTCCTGTTGCTATTCCAAAGTCAAATGCGTCAGGCTGATAATTCGTTACATCACTTGTTGTGATTACATTTAAACCAGTAAAGTTTGTCATAATAAAATCTCCTAATTGATAAGTGGGGGATTTCTCCCCCACCTAATAACTCTAATTATTAAAGAGCCGCGTCAGTTGTAACTTGGCAACCATAGTCATCTTTGATAACTCCAGTTCCGTAAGTCATAGTTCCAACGATCTCAGTTGCTCTTAAAGAAGCATCTCTTTGAGTCTCGATTGAGAAGTCAGCTTTCATAGCTAGACCTAATGATTGTGGATGGAATACACCACCTACAGCATCATCATATTGGTCAGCCGCTATGTTTGCGTTTTCAAATAAATCGATTCCAAATACTGTACCAGCATAGCCATTTCTTAATGTTTCATTTGCAACATCACTCATAGCATTTGCACCAGTTGAATAACCAGCATTTGTTAAAGATTTTTTCAAGTTGAACATAGCTTTTGGAGAGAACACACCATAGTAAGGTCTTGGTACATTCAATGCTCTTAAAGTAGCTTCAGCTTTTAAAAGTAAGTCAGCAGTTAATTCAGTTCCAGCCGCACCTAAGTCATTACCAGTTGCGAATGAAGCGAATAAACCAGCTAAATCACTATCTACTTTTTTAGCTAATGCTTCTCCAAATAATCTTCCTACATCAGCCGCAACATCTCTTGATGCAGAATCTCTACCTAAGTCAGTTAGAGTTGTCATTACACCAACTTCAGATGCAGTTATAGTAGCTTCTGTTGGGTTGATTGCTGTGTTTGATAAGTCAGTTGCTTCTGCTACTGCAGATGCACTAACAACTGGATATACAGGAACAGCGATTTGCTTACCTTGTCCAGTTATATTGTATGTAGTAACAAGTGGTCTCATTACAGAAGTTTCCTGAAAAGTGAAAATTGCTTCTTGGATAATCTCTGTATATAATTCCGACAATGTTGAACTAGTTGTTTCGTTTGCCATTTTATTTACCTATTAGTTAATTGTTAATTGTTAATTTAGGATTGAGTTTAAACCCACTTCTAGCTTTACGCATTTCTGCATAAACTTTTCTATCAGCAGGATTATTCAAATCCAAGTCGCCTATTGTTCTGGGTTTTTGGCTATTACCACCGATAGCACTCTGGCTTCCTGTACCAGACAGAGACCCTTGACGGAAATGTGGGTTACTATCTAAAAATTCTTTAACTCTTTCTTCAATCGTTAAAGGTTGTCCTTTTGAGTTATATCTTATGTTTCCATTATTATCAACTATTTCTGTTCTACCATCATCAGCTAATTGTATTTCTGATTTTAGTAAAGAAACAACTTGTTCTGGGTTGATAGCTTTATTAATTGATGCAACAGATAGAATAGATTTATCAACTTTTTCTTTTTTGATTTCATCTCTAAATCTTTGTAGTTCTTGATCTTTTTCTGCTAATCGTTCTTGCATAATCTTTTCAAGTTCTTGTTTAGATTTAGCTTCTTCTAATTGCTTTTGTTTAATCAATTCAGATTTTTGTTGTTCTTCTTCCTGAATTTTCTTTTCGTATTTTCTTCTTTCAGCCATGATTCTAGACTCAATAATAGTATTAAGCTGATCTTGTGTGAAAGTTTTAGTTTCTGATTTATTTTCTGATTCTGTATTTTCTACAGCTTCAGTAGTTTCATTTTGTTTTACTTGTTCTTCGGACATTGTTTTCTCCTATAGTTATATTATTAGTTCGCCTTTACTGTCATACCAATCAGGATTGACATAAGACCATTGATGCCGACAATTATATCCACCTCGAACTACTAAAGGGTCGCCAGATTTCTTACCTGACCAACTTCTACTAGCCCAGATTTGTTTGACTTCATCAATTGTGAAAAGTCCACTTTCCCTTTTGTTATATACTCCATTTATCATATTTCTGCAAATCTCTCTTGTCGTAGGTATTACATCTCCATAATATTTGACATAAGTTAAACCAGCATCATTTGCTTTGTTAAAGTTTAATGTAGCATCAAAGTCTCTTAATGAGTCATTTAGTATCTGACCAGCATATCGTTTCATATTCTCTCCAGCACGATCTGTTGCAAACTTAGATTGTAATGTTTGGATAGCTTTATTTACTTGGTCTTTTTTAGATGCTTTAAACTTATTATCATTTACAAAATCAATTAGTTTTTGTGCCTCTCGGTCATCTGACATAGCATAAATACCATTGATAGATTGTCTTAGTTCTTTTTCTAGGGTTGCAAAATTACTACCCACTAATGTATTCTGATAAACTTTTTCAGATAATGTTCTTGTAAATGTATTTGATACATCTTTAAACTGAGTAAAATATTGTTGTTTTAAATTCTGTACTAATGCTAGATCGCCTTTAGTTAGTTCTTGAAACTCTACAGGAATATTACCAATTCTTTTAAATGCTCGTTCAATTCGTTTAGCTTGTTTATTAAAACCCTCTCTAACAACTTGATCTGCAAAGGGTAAATAGTTTTGATCTAATATAGATTTAATCTTTGGTCTTATTGCAATGGCTGATTGTAGTTCTATTAATTTACCATCAGGTGTTCTTGGCAAATCTGTATCTGCAATATTAACTATTTCTCTTTCTATTCTATCAAGTGTTTGGGTAAGATTTTTATAGTATTCTACTTCGGCTTGTTCTATGCCTTTGATTCGGTATAAAGTTAATTCTTCTATCTTATCAGCCATTTGTTCTAATTTTGTTCTACCAAAAACATAGTAATTGCTAGGGTTTAATTTATTTGACCTTTATATCAATTTTTAATAGATTTTGTATATAAAAAAACAAAGGAGAGAAACATGAAAATAAAAATACACCCTACAACATTAACTGGATTTAAACATATCATTGAGGCTTTTGAATGCAAAGAATCAAAAAAAAATAAAGATGGTATTATTTCTATTGGTTACAATAATGCTTCAAAATATTTGAGTCCTATTGCTGTAGAAATTTTACTGCAATT